ATCATCAAGAAGTCGATCCTCAAGATGGCCGGGCAACGGTCCTCCATCGCGTGCGTCGTCAACGGCACTGTGATTCAAGAAGATGACTTGATGGACATCCTGCTGAACGTGAAGCGTGAACCATCGTGGCAGTCCGAACGCATCAAGATGGTGAAGAGTTGGGCTGAGTGCCACGAGACTCTGTGGAAGGAAAAGTATGCGGAGATACGAACGAGCTTCGATCCTGCCACTGTAGACGACCAGAAGCGAGCACACCGGGACGCCAATCAATTTTATCTTGACCATCGGGAAGAGATGGACCTGGGCGGCGAAGTCTGCTGGGATTGGTGCTACATCGAAGACGATGGAGACTCACATCAGATCCCCGAGTATTCGGCGTTGCAGCACGCCTACAACATGCTGATCGATGACGGCGAGGATGTCTTTCAGAGCGAGTGTCAGAACGAACCGCTGCCGAAGATCCAGCTTGATACGGACGATGTGACGGTCGATAGCGTGCTCGGGAAGCTCAATAATCTCGAATCTCAGGTCATTCCGGCAACATGCTCGCACCTCACGGCGTTCATCGACGTGCAACAGAAGCTCCTGTACTGGATGGTGATTGCATGGGAAGAGAATTTCACCGGCTACATCGTGGATTACGGGGCTTATCCCGACCCGAAAAAAGAGTGGTTCGACCTCAAAAGCGTCAGAAAATCCCTGCAAACCGTCGCGGGCGTCGGTTCGTTGGAGGCGTCGATATATGCCGGACTCGAAACGGTGGTCGGGAACCTGTGCGGGAAGGAATGGAAGCGGGATGACGGGTCGATTCTGCGGATCGGTCGTCTGATGATCGATGCGAACTGGGGCGACTCGACCGATACAGTCTATCAGTTCGCCCGTCAAAGCTCGTTTGCTTCGGTCGTAATGCCGTCGCACGGAAAGTATGTCGGGGCTGCGGGGTCTCCGCTGACTCAACACCAAAAGAAACCGGGCGAGCGGGTTGGCTTGAACTGGATCGAGACCAGCAAGGCGAAGCGAGGAATCCGGTACGCCTTGATTGATACGAATGCATGGAAATCGTTCCTGCAAGAGCGACTGAGATCCCCGATGGGGTCGAAGGGATGTCTCTCCGTCAACGGGAAGGAAAAGAATCGGCACAAGCTGCTCGCTCATCACCTCACGGCGGAATATCGCGTGAGAGTTGAAGCAAAAAACAGGGTGGTCGATGAGTGGAAACTTCGCCCAGACAAGCCGGATAACCACTGGCTTGACTGTGCCGTTGGCTGCTGTGTCGGGGCATCGATGCTGGGCTGCAATCTGATGAAAGATAAAATCGTCGTGAAGAAGCGGGAGACCAGGAAGAGTCGAGTTTCGTATTTGGATCTGTAAGGAGAACGGGATATGTCGGCAGGAAAAACAGAGATCGTAAAAGTAGAGACCTCACGTTGTACGGCGTGCGGCAGTACGGAGAGGGAGCCTTATTTCGGAGTCGTCGAAACTGAGTACATGGGTGTGACACCTGAAGGGGACCACTATACACACATCGTTCGGAGGCGGACTCGATGCCGGAACTGTCTGCAATGCCGGGTCGATTGCAGTTTCGAGAACCGTTTGACTTGTTCGGAATCCGAACAAGAGACATCGAATACCGACAATACATCTGCCGAGAGTGCTGTAGATTTGCGTGAGGAGACCGAATCTCATGCCGACATTCGCGGAAAACATGGTCGAGAAGTATCAGGCACTGCTCCTGGCAAACGCGGGGGTGAAAAACGTCAACGTTGACGGGCAGAATCTGACTCTCGACGACCTCGAAAAGAAGCTGGATTACTGGTCTCGCAAAGTATCTCGTGCGGACGGTTCGCGTCCGCGAGTCATGCAGATCAATCTTGAGAACTCCTGATGGATTCCAGCTTCGCATTTGACACGCTCGCACTACCTGCCAACGGCTCTCGCTTCGGCTATGACGCGATTGAGTCGAAGGGTCGCCGTAAGGCTGCCACGGGAATCGTGCGGAGCGAAGATGCTGAATTGCAGCCGATTCAGCGGCGGAAGCTGGTGCAATCCACTCGGGACATCAATCGCAATTACGCGGTTGCCGCATGGGCGATTCGGAAGCACCTCGATTACGTTTCCAAGTTCAACATCCAATTCAAAACCGGGGATAAATCCCTCGATTTTCGCCTCGAAAACCTGATGTCAACGTGGTCTCGGGCGGAGAATTGCGACATCGCGGGCAGGCATCACCTCCGTAGATTCGTCCGACTCCTGGAAGCACGTCGCACAATCGACGGTGATGTGCTGCTTTTGAGGCTCGCGAACGGTCAGTTACAGGCGATTGAAGGGGATCGGGTTCGGACTCCAGTCGGAGGAATGCCCGGAGAAATGAAACTCCCCCTGTCTCAGATGAGGCACGGGGTGGTGACCGACCAATTCGGCAGACCGACAGGCTACTCGGTCTGCAAACGAACAACGGGAAGCGATTACTACCCCGGCGGCGGCGGATTCGTGTTCGAGAGAATCGTTTCCGCGAGGCATTCACATCTCCATGCCTACTTCGATCGGTTCGACCAGACTCGGGGAATTTCTCCGCTGGCGTCCGCGCTGAACACTCTGCGAGACACATACGAGGGGATGGAGTATGCCCTTGCGAAAATGAAAGTCGCTCAGTTGTTCGGACTGAAGATCACTCGCGAATCCGATGACGCAATCGGCGAGGTTTCAGAGCAGGACGACGATGAATCTCAGTACAAAGTTGACTTCGGGAAAGGGCCGATCTTCCTCGATATGGACCCCGGAGACGACGCCAGTTTCCTCGAAAACAAAACGCCGTCAACCGAGTTTCAGCAATTCATTCAGACCTCGATTTCCGTCTCCCTGAAATCGCTCGATATCCCGTTTTCATTTTTCGACGAGAGTTACACGAACTACTCCGGAGCGAGACAGGCTCTATTGCAGTACGAAGAATCGGCCAGAGACAAGCGTGAAGATGTTCGGGCGATGCTCGATTGGATTACGGCTTGGAGAATCAGACTCTGGATGCAGGATGGAGAATTGCAGGGTGTCGATCCGCTTCAGCTTCGGTGGGAATGGATTCCGACCGGCCTGCCGTGGATTGATCCGCTCAAGGAAATGAATGCGGACGTTCAAGGCATCGAAGCCGGACTGACTTCGCGGACGCGGGCATTGCGACAACGGGGAGAGGACTTTTTTGAGGTGGCCGACGAGCTTGCGGCGGAGAAAAAGTACCTCGAAGATCTCGGCCTTGAATCCAGAGTGACTCCCGTTTCCGTCACGATCAACGAAGGGGGGAATAATGCCGGACCTCAAGGCTAGTCTCGTGAAAACACCGTCTCTGTTCCGCTCCCCGATCGCACGAGGGCTGGCGGTGGGATCTGAATTGGATCTGATCGACGAAAAAGGGGGCGATTCTGGGGCCGGAATCATCCGTCAGTGTGCCGTTATCACCGTCGGAGAGGCTCTGGGACATGATCTCTGGATCGATCAGGAGTTCCTTTCTCAGGTTTCGGAGGCCATCAATCAGGTTGAAAACGGGGTAAAAATGCGGTTCACGCATCCCGATTTGAGTGGAGACGGACTCGGGAGCTACCTCGGGAGAGCGAAAAACGCATCTCTCGATGGCGATGTGGTGCGGGCTGACTCGCATCTGTCGAAATCGTCTCGCAAGACACCCGACGGAGACCTTGGCGGCTATGTCATGCAGCTCGCTCAGGATGATCCTGAGGCGTTTGGCCTCTCGATCTCATTCGAGCATGACTATGAGGCGGAAGTCGCGTTTGCGATGGAGCATGGCGCATACATCGACGCTTTCGACGAACTCGACCTGTCGAACTACCAAAGTCCCGACCCGAACAACACTGAGAACTATCTTCACTGCCGACTGAAGGCATTGAAGGCGGTTGATGCTGTTGACACTCCTGCTGCCAATCCGAATGGGTTGTTTCACAAAGGGCAGGAGATCCCCCGCGCCGCCGAACAACTGTTGAGCTTCAGTCTCGGTCTGACTTCCGAGCGACCTAAGCAAAGCGTTTTTGATATTGATCCCGACCGAATGACTGGATTCGTCCAACGGTTCCTCAGTCGGAATGGTCTGACTCTTTCCAAAAAGGAGATCGCTGAAATGGCGACGAAGAAAACACAATTGTCTGATCCTCCTGCCGTTCAAGATCCAGTCGATCCGCCCGTCGTGGAGGAGACCGTCACGGAAAAACAAGTCGCTGACGAGGAACCTGGGGGAGAGACTCCTATCCCTGACGAATCGACTCCTCAAGATCCTCCGAAAGGGGAGACTCTCAGCGAAGGGCAGAAGTTTCTCGACGCATTCGGAGAACGTGGAGCTGTCCTATTTGCACAAGGGAAGTCGTTCGCTGAAGCACAGGAAATCGTCCTGCACGAAACTCTTTCCGCAAACGCCGAACTGCAAAAGAAAAACGCCGAATTGCAGGAACAACTGAAAGCGAATCGGGGAGAGACTCCAGTCACATTCCAGACGGAGCCGACTGCCGAGCAAAGCAAGGCGAATCGGTTCAGTCAGAACCTCGGTCCCAATCTCGGTCGGTTTGCGGCGGGTCTGTCCGTCGCCAACCGAAACTAACCTGCTTGAAAATCGCGGCTGCCGTGGCCCGTTTAAGTCTCGGCGAATTCCTTTTTGAAAGGGTTTGAAAATGGCAATGCCCACGTTGCTCGATATCGCCAAGGCTAACGGGTCTGATGCCTTGGTCGGGCTGATTGACGAAACGACTCAAGCGGCTCCGGAAGTTCGGAGCGGTGCCGCCCGGACCGTTCGCGGACTGAGTTACAAGACTCTCGTCCGAACCGGACTCCCGACCGTCGGATTTCGCTCGGCCAATGCCGGTTATGCGTCATCCAAGGGGGTCTACGAAAATCGGACCTACGAGTGCTACCTGTTCAATCCGCGATGGGAGTGCGACAAAGCCGTCGCAATGGCCCACGAAGACGGAATGGAGGCGTTCGTCGCCTTGGAAGCCTCGGGAATCATGGAAGCCGCCTTCCAGGAACTCGGATCGCAGTTCTACTACGGAACGTCGAATGATTCCCTCGGTTTCCCCGGACTGCTGGCGGCTTACGACTCGACCAACATGGTTGTCGATGCCGGCGGCACAACCGACAACGTTTCGACTTCTGTTTGGGCGGTGAAGTTCGGTCCGCGTGACGTGCAGTGGATCTACGGTCAGGACGGAAATCTGTCGCTGTCGGATCTGATCGAAGCTCGGCTGACGGACGGCAGTTCCAACCCCTACACCGGACTCGTTCAAGAGATCCTGATGCACGTTGGATTGCAGGTCGGTTCGACTCGCTCCATCGCCCGCATCAAGAAGCTCACGACCGACTCCGGAAAGGGTGTGACTGACGCTCGAATCGCGTCCTGTCTGGCGTTGTTCCAGACCGGCGTCAAGCCGGATGTCCTGTTCATGAATCGTCGTTCTCTGGAGCAGTTGCGAGCCAGCCGAACCGCCACGAATGCGACTGGAGCACCCGCTCCGATGCCAGCCGAAGCGTTCGGAGTGCCGATCCTCGTCACTGATTCCATCGTCAGCACGGAAACTCTCGCTTCCTAATCCTCAGGCTCCGGCCTGTTCTCCCGCCTGCTGCCTCACCACGGGGCAGCAGGTTTTACAAACATGAAAACTCCCATTCAGGAGACTCCGCAATGACTGTATCGAACGGCTATAACGTGAGGGATGCCAACCTCAAAAACACTCGCGCGCTTCCGGGGAGTGCCACGTCTGTCTACTCGACTGGCATCCAGATCGATAACGGGGCGAACGGATCATTCGTCGCTCCCTGCGAACTGCTGATTACTGCTCCGGCTGCTGCGGTCGGTCAGTTGGCGAATGCCGAAACGCTCGTCTATTTCGTCCAAACTGACGACAACAGCAGCTTTTCGAGCGCGACCAACATCAGCGGAACTCTCATCACTCAAACGGGTGCGGGAGGTGCCGGTGCGGCGGGTGCAACTGCTCGATTCAAAGTGCCTTCCAATGCCGAAAAGTACATTCGGCTCGGTGTCACCAAGACTGGATCGACGGACGCCTCCTCTCTGACGGCGACTCTGGAACTCCTGTTCTAAGGTGGGCACATGGCGTTCTCTGATCTGATATCCGGTGCGCTGGCCACTCTTCGCGGAGTGGCCGGTGTCACCGTCACTTACACACGAGGCGTTCACTCAGTCGATGTGACGGCGACATTGGGGGCCAGTCGGATTGAGATGACGAGCGGTGACGGGTCTTTTACGGTTGTCCCGGCACGCGACTACATGATTGCCGTCGAAGACTTGATTTTGAACTCGGTGGCGGTGACTCCCTCTCCTGGAGACACCATCGAGGAAGATTGCGAAGGCAAGACCTACGTCTATCGCGTGATGGATCTTGGGTCGGAGCAGTGCTACCAGTTTTCCGACTTCGGTCGGACTCAGTTCCGCATTCATACCAAACAGATCAGCGTGACCTGATGGCCAGCGACATCGAAGATATTTGCGATGAGATCGTGACGTACCTCACGGGTCTTTATCCCGGAGTCTTCTCGTCGATTGAGCGGGTCACGGTGCCTCGATTCGATCCGGAATCGCTGAATACAGGCAGTCCGGTCATCAATGTGGTGGGAGCAGGGAGGACTTCGGAAAACATCAACCGGGGATCTCGTCAGTACACATACACCGTTCTGATTTTCATTGCACAGGCGGTGCCTGCTGTGAATGGAAATGACACGGACGACCTTCAGGAACTGACCGTGGAGATTTCAAATCATCTTGAGCGGTTGAGCCTCACGGCGGCAAGGGCCAGGGAACAGTCTGTGGCGGTGACGCTGTTCGATGCTGATGCGTTACAGACCGAGAACCGTTTTCAGTCGCTCATCACTTTGACCCTCGTCGGAGGTCATCGCAGTGTTTAGCTTCAAGATGTCCGACTTCAAGAAATCATTCTTCGACGCCGAAGCGGTTGTGCGTGCGTTGGACAAGGCGAGCCGCAAGGCGTTGTCGAAGTTCGGGGCCTTTGTTCGGACATCGGCAAGGGGTTCGATCCGCAGACGCAAGGGATCGTCGAAGCCGGGCCAGCCTCCGCACGCTCACCAGGGGGACATCAAGAAAATCCTGTTTGCTTATGACGCCGGGAGTCAAGGTGTCGTCATCGGCCCGATCCGGTTCAACAAGCCGGGAATGGCTCCGAAGATCATGGAGCACGGTGGCTCGGTGGTGATTGAGCGGAAGCAGAAGCGGACGGGGCGAGGC